AGATAGCTGGCCATTCGGCGGCGAGCATTCGTGCATAATATCAACCCATCCAGCCTTTACGGTATCCAATGAGTATTCCATGATCAGGCCGATCAATTCGTTATATAATGGCCGTGATCCTTTTATATCCAGGAATTCAAATAGATCATCAACTCTTAAACTTGCTTCCTGTATAGATGTTTTTTTCATACGTTTCCTTAGGTTTGATAAAATCTGATCTCAACCAATTCCGAAATGCAGATTTATAATTAGCGTATTTTTTTCCGTTTGCTTTTAAGTAGTCCTGAAATTTATCGAATTCAATCGAAACATCAACCGCATCAAATTCAGCCTGTAGTATATTCAATTCTAATTCTATTTTTTTAAGCTGATTTTTTTTAGAATTTTTCCCTTTTTCTTTATCTTTCTCTTGATCTTTAGCTTGTTCTTTATCTTTGTCTTTAGCTTTAGGTTCATATAAGGGCCTTATAAGACCCTTAAACAACCCATGTCGTTTTAGGATATTAATTACAGAATTATGGACTCTATTGGATTCATCTAAACCACGATATTGAAATTCTATGAAGTCTTTAATGAACCATCTTTTGCCATCATCGAACTCATGATATTGTTTTACAAATGTTTCTCTGATTTCCGTTTCTTTGATTCCGTTGCAGAAATATGAAGCCAGTTCAAAATCCACTTCCCAGATTCCAGCGTGATCACATTGATCCAATACATACATCCAGAATACTTTATGATCATTCTTCAATTTACGGAACCAAATCTTTTTCCATTTATCGGTGTCTGTATATCTTTTAGGCATTTTGTCTCATCCTTATATAGTTGTGAATAATTCGGTTTGTATTATAGGTTTATAACTTGCATCGTATCTTATATTTTCACCTTTTGGATATGGTTTAATCTCATATTTTTTTAATAAATATTTTCTATGTGATTTTGATTTTGTAAAAAAATAACGATGTTTTCCTTTTTGTTTTTCTATGTAACCACCGATAGAATTCCACATCTCACGAATTGATTTATTCTGATGAAATGTACCTCCATTGTTATTTATTAAATTGATAAAATACTGTTCTGTTTTGTTAATATGTCGTGGATGATAATCTTTCCCGTTTAAATAATACTTATTAGAATCTGATCCAATTCCAGTATATAACCAATTAGTAGCTTGATATATGTATCCTTGATGATTTTGATTTGGATCGGCAAAACTAACAATAATTCTTTCATTTGACATACTTTTAAGACATTGTGATACAAAATACGATAACACGTTTTTTCCTAAATTATTATTGATACATAATCTATTTAATTCAATATATTCATTCTGCCATTGTGATACAGCTGGAATCCCAAAAGTACAGACACCATTTAATAGATTCCTGTAATCATATAAACCAAAAGCATGAGAAATGCTCGGTATTCTTTTTGCATAATGTTTATTTAATAGCCAATCGTATGTTTGTTTAGATTTGATACTTCTCACACTAAATTCTTGAGCGACTCCCTGGCACCGCCCCAGGCCCTCTTGAATGGTATTCAAGTGAATCTCTCTTGATTCTTGAGTCGCATTTATATTATTCATTTTCCAGCATCAATTTTAATTCTTTTTCTATGCTCAATTTAATATCTTTATAATTCCAGGGTTCCTTATTTATCGTGTTCGCCTGTTTCTTCAATCGCATGAGTAAAGCCTTGCCTAATGTCTTTTCCGCCCATTCTCGTGCATCTATGGGGTGTTTGTGCCACCAATAGAGATGACAGCCAACACATAAAGCCTTCACATTCTCCAAATTGAACTGCATCTTAGGATATTTGCCTCTTGGATAGATGTGGGAAGCGTGCAACCTATCAGACTTCCCACACTTTAAACAGCATTTATCTCTCTGGATAACGTATTGCCGAACCAGAGAATGCAGTTTTTTCTTTTCAGACTTCTTCACTTTACAAGGGCAATGAACCATCTTTTTTATTTTCAATCAGATTCAAGATAATCTGCACATTCTCATACATCAAATCATATTGTTCTTCTGATATTTCTTTTTCAGAAAAATCAGTATTCTGACAGACAATTTTAACCGCTACCTGGCGATGAATATCGTGAGTCCTTGCATCATTCGTTACCTCTACTGGTTTCACATTAGCAACAGTTTTAACCGATGATTCGCCTTCTTTATGAACACCCCAAGTTGTAGGATTGGTATCATGTTTGATGATCCTGAGAGTATCACCACGTCCATAATCAGAAGTGATCATATCGTTCAAATCTGGTGATGCAAACATGAGTGTATCTACGTTATTATTCAAAACAGTATGCGAAAAATACGTTCCATGTTTTCCTTCATTTTCGAATCCTTTATCGAACTTCAAAGTGACAATCACAGGCTCACCTGGATTGAATGTTATTTTTGGTTTATCTGGCATATTATAGCCTCCATAGGTTTATTATTAAATGAATTATCATCCCCACAATTAAATATGGGGCAATCTTTTGAAGATAGAACATAAACGTGCCTATCCATAAATCCAATTTATCAATCATGATTTCTGCTGGATTCATGCAATCATCACAAGTTCTTTCATCCAGATCATAAAATCTTTCATCTACCTGGTTTTCACATTCACAACAAGTCCAATTCATGATGCCCCCTTTTTTAGTTTTTTTAATACATCTTTAGTAATATCGATCTTCTGGCCGTTCGGATTTTTCAGAACCAAAGATAATTGCGGCAATCGGTGTTTGTATTGATCGAACCTAAAGTCTATATCCCATAATAATTCATCCATTGTATTCCCGTTTGCATTACAAAAGGCTAAACCGAATTCAGTTTCGTATTGGATTTCAGCATGATATTTAAAATCAAATGGCACAATCATATTTTCACCTCTTTTATTTTAACGCCAACATCCAATTTTTCAAGGATTTTGACGAGTTTCCTCATTAGCCTAACATATATGTGGCTTTTCATAGTTTTGGGCTTTATGATAGTAAATTTCACGTTCTCAGCCATTCAGGGCCACCCTCTTGACTTCATCAGCCCATATATCCATGCAAGGATCGCAAACATAGATTTTATCACTTTGACAATGTGAACATCTATGATCTTTGAAAATATCCGAATCACGTTTAATTAATCTTTCCAATTCCTGATCCATGATCTTGTTTATGGTTTCAACTTTTATACTGACGTTGTTCAAAAGATCAACTAAGTGACTATGATTCAAACCGTCTAATTCCAATTCGGTATCCGAATAGATTGATAATAATTTATTTTTTAATAATCTTAAAATCACCAATTCAGATGATTCCCATGATAGTTTTTTACCGATAGATATTAGTTTCATCACTCACCCCCTTTACAGCAATTAAAGTGCTTGATGTCTTTTTCTATGATTTGATCATTTTCAATAAGGTAATTAATTTCATCTGATAATGATTCTTTTGTCGTGTTTTCCAATATGGCGTAAGCACCATTCTTTATTTTTTTTGATATATCCGAACAGGCTGAATTGTGAACCTCAAGTGGTTCGCCAACAAATCTTTGTGATACAAGTGTATATCTCATATCATTCACCCCCCTTAACTAATAGTTCAAGATATTCTTTCCATTCTTTGTATGTGCCGAGAGGGTTGGCAGTTATCCAATCACCAAAGTTTTTCCTTGTCAGTTCATTTGGCTCATAACTTGGTGCTTTAACTGATTTATCAATAAAGCTATTTATTATTGTTTGTTTCATTGTCTCATCCTTTGACACGGGGGGCTTGGGATGCGATGAGACATAGGTCGGTTGACCGAGAAGCCCCCCTGGTGTGTCGTAATGTTTGTTTATTAAGTGTCTCATCATTCAGAGTATAATATCCAAACAGTTAATAAACAAGAAAAAAAAGCGACCATTGCTGGCCGCCTTTATTTGACAGGAATGATGGATATGTTAAATCAAAATTCTTCCTCAAGACGAAGCGATATATTGAATGTATCCAAAGCCACTTGGCTCATATCAAGACTATTTTGCCCAAACCTTGCGAATAGATAATCTGATTCTGCTGTAGAAGTACCATCCGATGTGAATATAAAAGGCAATAAATTACCACTCGTCCTATTCCAAACATCGGCTACAACTGTATCACTTCCAGTTACTTCTGATTTGTAATCTGAAGGCATAACATCATCCGATGATAAGTATGAAAAATTCATATCATAAGCCATTCTGCCACCATATACATAATAGCTTTGAGATGCCTGTACAAATGGTGTCTGATTGCCTGTACCTACATATCTACGACCTCGATTCTTTGCATTACCGTACCTTTGTCCACCAGCGGATTCTTGTACATTGACACCATCATACATGATAGAACGATTCACACTTAAATCTGGTGATCTCGGCATATCGTAGAATTCACCGAAGATTACGCAACCAATTTTTAAATCGTTAGCGGTATCAAACTTACCATCTCCACTCGCCGTATTTGTTTGTCCCGTGATACCTTCAAATTGAATACCCCAATATCTGTTACTTGAAGCTGTGAAAGTGATAATGGTAGAACCATCTGTTCCTGGTGTAACAACATTGCCATTAATTGTGTCTGCGTTTACTACTTCGGTCACACTCGCTATATCTGTATCAGTTGGCATATCAGCACGATTCACGTCAGTTTCAGTACCACTATGCCCAACTTTAAACTTGGCATCAGCAGTAGCCATATTATGATTTAATATTGCGACAAAATCCACATTGAATCCACCGCCAGTATCCATGTTCACTAAAACATGGTCATCTTGTAAGGTAGTGTTTGAAGATGTATCCCAGCTACATTGATTCATTGGCTTTAAATCAAATAATTCAGGCTCAGAGCCTTGTGTAAATGTGCTGATTAAGTTTGAGCCACTCATCAAATCAAAGTTGGCATTCTGAGCTGTTCCAGTTGCCATCCTGTGATTTGCCAAACAAGGATAAAATCTTGGAATTCTTATATTTTGATTTGCCATTATGCATCTACCTTTATTGATTTTATGGAACAGCCTTCTGGTCTTTTTGCAATATCCTGGACAATGAAATAATCAGAACTGAATGCTGTTCCATATAGTTTTAAATTAGTATCCCAATTATCAAATGTAATAATATCGCCAATCTCAAGATCATTATATAATGGGCGAATACAATCAAAATCCAGAATAACCTTCCTATCCTTGAAAATAGTCATATAAGCATCGGCCAATCCTTTTCCTGAAGTCGCCCCCGCCGTATCATCATCTAATACGTCTGCATCTATTTCTAATTTTAAGCCATCAGAAACATTATAACCATTAACAGTAGTTCCTTTACTTGTGGAATCGGCTGTGGGATTTGCATTCGATAAAAATTGATCCTCACCATAATCAAAATTATAATTGACTGTAATATCATTTCTTACTCCACCCAACGAAGTTTTAGAAATAGATTTTAAATTTATATCATTGAAATCAATCGTCTTATCTGCTGAATCATAATCCCCTACTCTGCGAAGTGTCTTAATCTTAAATTTCCCATCACCACTTATAAACACCCATGAAAGAATCTGCTTACATATTCTACTTATGAAATCTTTTGAATTGATAAATTTATATTGAGAAAAAGCAAACTTAACATCACCTACAGCATCATCATAAATATCTCCTAAATAACCGTCTGTCGTATTGCCAGAAGTATCAAAAGAAGCATAATCTATTTCAGAAGAAGTAAGAGATAATTCTGTTCTCAAAACATCCTCAATAATATAGACTGGATTTTCAATCAAATCAGTTTCATTGTATCCCTGGTTTCTTGAATCAGCATCAATAAATGCAGGATATTTTCTTCCTTTACCTGAAAAATATATATAATCACTAATAACAGGGGTTTGAACGCTTCGTGTCCTGTTTAATCTTCTTGTGCTTGGTACTTGTTCACCATCTTCATTAATAGTAGATGTATAAAACTCAGAATATGCAATAGTAACTTCATGTGGTTCACTTATAATCTTTTCAAATATCTGGCTTGGCTCAAATTGTATTTCAAGGGCTATTTCGGCAATCTTAACACTTGAATCACCAGACGCATCTGTAAGTTTCAAAAGGAAACTATTTTCAAAATCCCAACTATCTTTTTCAGGTGATGAATAGAGTCCAGCTATGCTCGATGATGTAACATCTGCATCATTCCCGTCACTCCAGCTTCCAGATAAATCGGCTATAGATGTTCCATCTGCTTTCGATATAAAAAAAGCATTGATTGTAGAACCAGGGTCAGTTGCCATATCCCTGAGTGCGATTAAAACTTTTATGTCTGTAAACTCACCCAATTTTGGTATCTTGGGAATACGCCATCCTGTTGTGCCTGTTCCATCTGAAGCTGATAAAGTATATGGTGCTGAAATCCTAAAATCACGATTGACTGTCTGTCCATAATTCGTGCCACTTGAATAAGTATTATGATGAGTTGGTGTAATATAGACTCGCCAATCCACATCACTAACCGTTATTTTATTTCCAGATTGGGTGGTATTGAGACAAACCGCAAAATTATCATCAACTTTCATATATATGTTTTCAGTATCCAATGTGTGCGGGGTTTCATTATCTACCAAAGCTTCTATATTTGCATTCGTTGAATCAAATTTATCTGTAATGATAGCGGGGAATTTTCCTTTTGTATAATAGCGATCAAATTGAGCACCAGATGTAGGAATTGTTCCAATACTACTTGAATCTTTATCGTGACAATCACCATAAAACATTGGAATCGGTTTATTGATATTTTTCTCAGGTGCATTAGAATATGTACTCGATACAACTACTGTAGTTGGAAGTTCTTGATGATATTTAGAATCAAAATCTAATAATGATAATGAAACAGAGTTTGTATCGTATTTTATGTTCCCTGAGATAATCCCCGTTCCAATCATCCGTACAGCAGTATCATAAGTTCCCGCTTGAGATGTATTTAAGAATAATTCCCATTTTCTATTTGCAAAATTATTAGTGCTGAACAGATCAGAGAATCGCCCGCCCTGAATTGATTTATCCGTATTGATTAAACGAACCGACATATTCCCTGTTGAAGTTGTAAAATTAAAAAAATCCAAAGACTGAGAATAATTACCCCATGAAGAAACAAGGCCGTAATATATATCAGAACCATCTACACGGTGAGTATCACTTACCCCTATAAAATCACCAGAACCTTCCGCATTATAATATAGTTTTAAAACCCAGAAGGCTGTTGTATTACCGAGTTTGAGTGCATTAGATAATGCCGAATCAAAACTAAGCATTAATCCTTCTTCCTAAAGATGTGGCCTTATTCAACGCTGGTATCAAAACATTCCTTACATAAGAATCATCTATTAAACCGCCACTTATATTTAATGTAATTCCTTGAGGCCCTTTCTGATTCATTCCTGGTGTTAAGGGTGTGACAGATACGCGTTCTGGGCCACTTTCTCCTACAAGCATAGGTGTAGCACCAGAAGTAACAAAGTCGGCTCCTGTGGCGAATTTATTAGGAATAGCACCCATTGCCTTATCCATAAGACCAGCCACGATTCCACCACCAGCGGCCGCCAGAACTAAATTAGCTGGGAATGGAACTGTTTTTAATACACTCGCAAGATAACCAGCTACAGCTTCCATTGTTTCTGCTCGAACTACTGATTTCATGGCTTCGATTGCAGATTGCCCAGATAATGCGGCTCCCTTCATTTCTTCTGCGTATTTGTTTTTTATTGCACCACGAGTAACATCAATTACTTTTACATATTCAATCCCCATATCAATTTCGGCTTGTCTTAATTGAAGATTTAATTGGGTAGTTTCGTTTAAGGCTTTTTCTATTTTCAGTTGTGTTTCTTTGGCATTATTTAATTTATTTATTTGAGCATTTAAATTTGCAATCGCCAGCATTTCTTCTGCCTTCTGCTTACTAATGCTATTTTCGGCTATTATGGCTCTTTCCCTAAGTGACTCTTGGTCTCGCATTAGTGCTAATTGATATTCTACTCTTCCATTTAGTTTTTCTATTTGTCTATCTATTGCTTGAACTTGTGTAGAGAATTGACTATTTATAGCATCACCATCTTTAAGTGTTCCAAAATATTTACCCCAGAAATCTATTGCAAGACTTAAATGAGGTTCTAATTTTTCGAAAGCTGGAATCAGGATTGCACCAATCTGTTCTGCCATATCACCTAAAGAGTTTTTCATCTGTTGAACAGAACCAGCATAAGTATCAGCTTGTGCTGATGCCTGACCACCAAAAAGAGTAGCAACATTATTCGTTAATGATTCAAGTCTTTCTGTTGATCCTACTGCACCTTCAACCTGGATACCATAACGGCTCATGGCATTTGTGGATGATCCAAGAGTCTTTGCAACTAAATCACCAGCCGCTTTTAAATCCATCCCCATAGCAACCGCCATATCTAATGTGGCTTCTGTTGCTTTCTTGATTTGATCTTCGTTTTTTATGAATGCGGCTAAACTGGACTGGACACCAATGATAGCTTCATCACCGAAAGTAGTCACTTTCTGTAAAGAAGAAGCATGATCTAATAATGCCTTTGATGTCTTGCCCAATGCTACTTCAAGTTTCTTTTCAGCTTGTTCCTGTTCACCAGCCAATCTCAATGCTGAACTGAATCCGTTTATTAATCCCCTTGTAGCGAAATAAGCCGCACCAGTAGCTAATGCCGCTTTTCCTAAAGTCTTTATTGATCCAGATAAACCTTTTAAATTTTTCTGTGACTTACTCGCACCAGTTGTTGAGACTTTTATATTTAGTTTTTTATCTGCCATAATTAAACTCTGGGGATCGGTTTACAAGGGAGGCTGTGCATAAGATCATCATATAATTGATAATCTCCGATCCCCATATTCTTATCTTTTTTTAGCATCTTTTTCCTGTCGGTGTCTTAAGGCGACACCCATTTCATTTTTAATGATTGTGAAGTATTCCAATTTATGAGCATCAGTTTCATCTAAGGTTGAACCCAAAGGGATATGGTAGTCAATGATGTAGTGATATTCATTAATCAGATTGAAGGATTCATCGCTTAATAGATATTGTGGATTTGCAAATAAAGGAATCAGATACCATAGTTCTTGCCCGATTGTTCGTTTGCCATCACTCGCATTTGATATTTCTGCAACCTCTTCAAAGATGTCATCAACATGATTGAATTCCTTTATTTTTCTTGATACGGGGGTTTCGCCAACATAGGGAAATAAATATTGATCGTGTGGCTTCGGTTGGAATACCCAATACCACACACAAAAGGCTAACCCCCATCTTCTTTTTTTGCTGATTCAGACAATCCTAAATATTCCATCATGATAGCTATCAGAATTTTTAATTGAAATTCATATTCATGTTCTTTCAAAAAATCTTCAGGCTTGTTGAATGCAATTTCTGCGGTATGTCCTAATAAGATATTGAAATCCTTTTGACTAACATTATCAGTACCGTTTTTATAGACATCCGCAAATTCACCCTGCAATCCAAGTTTATCCGAGTAACTAATTTCTTTTATCAGGAATTCCTGACCTTCTACTTCTATTTTCATTTGCCCCCCTTATTGTTTAACAGGCTACTTCTACAAGAGGTGTACTTGAAGCAACACCAGAACCAATCGCCTTCACAGATAAATCCATCATCATCATAGCCTGTTCATTGAAAGCCACATTAGTTAAAACCGAAGCCGCTATTTTTATTCCAAAATTGGCATCAGTTAAAGCTGAATCATTGTTCAAAAATGTAGCCCCTTCTGATGCACCAGTTGCTTGATCCTGGAAGTTCTCAAAGAATGCCTGAACTTTATCATCATATTTTACGGTAGCATCCAAAGTAGCAGAGAATTCACCAGCCCTTGAGATTGTCTCAAATCCTGTAGATACAAGCCCCAAGAAGTTTGCATCATTAGTAAGATTCAATGCAAACGAACTCATCACCAAATCTGCAACACCAACTATTTGCCTATATCCAGCAGTCCATGAATTCATTGTATAGTTTTCAGATGCGGCTGTGAAAGCAGTATCTACTGCACCAACTGTTGTAGCTTGTGTTCCATCTACAGCTGATCCAGTTTTAAAAGTAGCAGAGAATTTAATCCTACCGCCTTCTGTTCCAGCATCACCCGAAAGTGATAAGGCCGTTACTACACAATCCTTAAAGCCTAAATCCATATCGGTGATTGGTGAGATCATCGCTATTGAAATCAAGGTTCCAGCTTGAGATGAATCACCCGATCCAACACTTTGAGCAGAAGCATTAGAATTGAACGAATATACACCACTCGCTGATCCTTCTGCTTCACCCATTATGTTCTCAAGTAATATATCAAGAGCATTAGTTGTTGCTGTTCCTGATACGCTGATTTCTGCGATTGCACCGACCTTCGTATGAAAAAAGTCCGTTGTCTGTAATACTCGACTACCAGATCGTACATCCAATGCTTGATTTAGATTCAATGATGGTGAACTAATCGAATCCACATCTAAAGCATGATATGCGTTACCACCAGCCGCAGTTACTGTTCCGAAGGCATCCTGTTCCGCTATCGCTATTTTAAAAGCTGATGACGAATATGATGCTGTTGAAATTGCCATTATTCATTCCCCTTTGTTTTTACTTCATTTACAAATTCCAGGGCTGGTTTTGGTATCTTTTCAACTTCAACTTCTTCCCCAGAATTAAGTTTATTAATTATATCCGAATCATATCCACTCATGTTAAAACACCACATCTGAGTGATTGGATTCTTTTTATTTTTCAATTTTATTTTCATGATGACTCCACGTTTATACAACTAAAATTTATCAATGCCCTAATCTTGGTTTCATCATCTTCATCACGTTCATATACTACTGATGAAATTTGTCCAGCAATCCAGTATCCTGAAACATCGGCATTATTATCTGGTGCAAATAATCGTTTAATATGTTCCGCTGTATTGGATATTTGCTTAAATGTGTTCTCACTCATATTGCCACCCGTTGATAATTCGTAAGATAATAGTATCGAATATTCACGGGATTGGCCCCTGGCAAGTAGATCAATTAAATTATCTTCCAACGGAACAATTAGAATAGAATGATTCCCTTTATGTTCATCAAACGTAATCGGAATTGATACTTCATCACCGATAATATTGGCAACCTTATCAATAATAGTATTAACCTGATTTGTGTAGGTTATCATATACGATTCACTTGAGCCATTTTAATAGGTGTTGCAGTTGAATCAAGTTCCCCAGAGATTTCAAGTTCCCATTGATCGTTAGTTGTAAGCACACCAGGTGACCAGCGTACATACATTCCGTGTCCTACTGCATCCCATCCCCCTGTTACAGTTTCGCTTGTATAAAGTGCCTCAACTTGTAAGCCATCAGCATTTGATCCTTTTGTTGAATAGGTGACTGATGAATTTGTGGATCGTGCAAGTGTAGCACCGCTGGCTATTTTGATTTGAATAATATCCCATTCAACAGATGGCCTTCCTTTAACGTCCACAATATCAGAAGTTGTAGAACCATTCAGGCTCACCCTTCTTACGATTCCATGATTCTTTTGTAGTGATTCCTGTTGATTGATGGTTACTTCACCCCGTCTTAATAGATCAAGCCATCCAGTACCTTCTGCATTACTTACTTTATCTGATAATTGGGTAGAAAGTTCTAAATTATAAGGTGCTGTAATAAAACTGGCGGCGATATGGGCCGTGGACATTACTATAATCTCTGGCCAATCTGCACCAGTAGCAGAAGCAATACCCACTCCCTTTCTCGGATAAATTGCAATTCCGCCTGACATACTTCTTACGAAATCACTTGATCTGGCAATCACAGATGTGAGATGTGTATCAGCATCAATACCACCTTCAAAGATAGCACCGTTTAAAGCTGATGCAGAAGAACTCGCAAGATAGTATTCCAGCTTCCCATCTGCTTCAACATACCGCCATTGATTATCTGAACCTGGTTGTGATCCATGCTCAGTAGATAAATCTTGTCCATCTTTAAATAATACAGTCATTGGGCCAGTTGAATAATTGAAATATAAATTTGAAGTCCCACTCGCCACCCAATTTGGTGAGAGTATTGTTCGTTGATTATATTTTGCCATTTCAGGCAGAACAAACTGAATGTCAGCTTGTGAACAGTAACTTGACTCGTATGTACTCATGCTTCATATCCTTCATTTAATAATTCCAAGTAATTACAACTTTTTAATAGTGCCAGAACTTCAGCAACATCACCCAATACTGCACCATCCATATCAATCAACTGAACAATCGGAATTCTTTTCGCTTTACGGATCGCCTTATTGATATTATTGAGATCATTACCATAATCAATACGGCCTTCAACAGCTTCCATGAATTTTGTTTTATTCATCCAGGATTTCAAAGTGAACTAAGTCGTCAAAATTGTTATCTTTAGTTGTGCGTTGCCCTTTAAATAACGAACTGGCATTCCAATCCCCGCCCCAACGTATCTTGATGCCCATAGAAGCGGCCATACCGAGCATAAAACCACCGAGGTAGTGGAAGTCATCCCTCGCTTTCCAATCTATAGGATACGGGGCAATATCAACTGCTTTTCCTAAAACGTGTTTTCCGAATTTGGTTTTACTTTTACCTTGTGCTACTAATTCATTCTGCCGTTCCTGGGAACGTAATCCCTCAATTATAGTAATATCGAAGTATTTAACTACCTCATTCAGTACATTCTGAAGTTTAGCATCCACACCTTTTAGACGTTCTTTACTTCTTTTTCCGAATCTTGGCATCAGAATTTCTTCAACACCTTTTTGATCTCAGCCACCATCTGATCATCTTTTTTAGTAGGTGTCGCCTTAGCAATTAATTCAGCAACCCACAGAAAGAACGCTTTCGCACCTCGTTTTTTGATTTGCCGTTCTACATATTTCGATGCCCAGCTCATTTCTTTTCCCCCTTTACCATTTTAGTTAATCCCTGAAAGATAACATCCAGAAGAATATCATCTTTATCTGATGGACTCATTTTTACAAGTTTTTCCAAGATCATGAATCCAAGTAAAACCCATTCCCAATTCATTTGTAGCCATTCCATTTATGTCACCTTCATTATAAGATTTACGATTATAGGAATAGCGAACAACGCTACCCCTCCCCATGTTTTAATTTTTGCAATCTCAATATTATTATTGTTGGTTTTGCCATTTAACATATCCAGATGCTTTTCAATTCTTGAAACCCGATGAAAGATAGTGATCTGTCTCTCATTCAGTTTGGTGAGATATTTGATTACTTCTTCTCTATGTTGTTCAGTTTTCATTTTCCACTACCATTAATTCGACTCATAATCCCGTCCATCCTTGACAGTTGTTTCTCTACGTCCCCCAATGCCTCAATCATGGATTCGTGCCTTCTATTTCTTTCATCATTCTGTTGTTCACTTTCTCGCTGAATCCTATCAAGAAGTTTTAGTAAGATTCCTTGTACGTTGTCCGATGTAGATTCTGCTTTAGCAATATCCACCTGAATTTTATCCAATGATTCAGATTGTGCATTTTGGCTTTTTATTAAATTGGTAATCATAAATCCGAATAGTAGACTGATTACACCCGTTGCACCAAGTGTCCCCCATGATTCCATCAATAAATTGAAATCCATTATTCATTTTACCTTGATATTTGGTTATCGTATTGCCATATTTCATTGTATTCATCATACTTAATTGACTGCCACATAGACCATTGATATAGGTCTGCGAGTCTATCTTCTATCCACTCATAAGTTGGACTATTCATCCAGAGTAATCTGTCTGCATTGTGACCTAACTGATAGAACAGTATTGATAGTATCTTTCTCATTCCGATAATCTTCGTTCCGATGATTTGTTACTATTTTTCATGTTCAATCCTTGTTTTTCATAGTAAATGTAGTATATTTCGCACATTATTTGCTTCTTCTATTCTTTTTCCAGGATAACGGATTCAATCCACCAACACTTTTTTCATACCATGCAACTTTCGATTCTAATTCCGCAATAGCTTCATTTTCAGCCAGAACGTGTTTCTCAAGTAAATCTTCAATCGTCTGATCCGCTTCTGCCATCTTTCTTTCAAGTTCTTCAATCCGATTCTGAAATTTATATGCACCGTATATGATCGTGCCAAATACTGCAATCGCATTAAGCAGAAATCGGAAATTAAAAGTAAGCGACATTGAATCACCGATAACTTGCCCAGAATACGATCTAACACCATTATTCTCCGACATATACGAATTTTATGGGGATGTCATAGGATGTATTCATTACATCTTTTTGAAATCAGCGATTGCCTTTGCTAAACCATCAGATTGTGCTTTGGCAGATGCCTGATCTCTATCGTATCGTGCTTTTTCTCTTTCAAGATCAGATAGTGAATATTCACGTTTTGAATCATCTTGTGCTTCGCCAGTTTCAGCATCCCATCGTTTCTGTTTCCAAGCGATGAATTCACGCTTTTCTTCAGCTTGTGCATGACGGATTACATTGCCATCATCGTCTGTTTCTTCGGAAACTGCGGCACGGGTAACTTGTGATTCATTGCTAAATGCACCCTGGTTGTTTGATTTGTAAGAATCGTAATTACTCCAATTCATCTTTTACTTCCTCTTTTTCGTTTATTGATTTGCGAAGCATTTCAATTAATGCTTCCTTTGTTACACCTAATTGTTCATTGATGAACCCATTGGATTGCAGTTTACTTTCCACATTCTCCAGGTGTGCTACCATTCTAATTTGCTCATCACTAAAATCTTCTTTGAAATAGTCTTGATCATCTAATTTCAGAAGAGGTTTCGATGGCTGTTTGTCTTTTGTTTTAGCCATTATTGACTCCTTGTTTGTTAGTTAATTATTCTTTTGAATCTTCATATGCTTTTTTAACTGCATCTGTCCATAATGAACTTGCCATAGCTTTCACTTCATCAGATTCACCACTTACATCTGCATCTGGCATAAATGAAGTACGAAGATATGAGAATGATATTTCCTTGCCATCTTCTTCTATCGCAGTTCTTGTTCGTTGCTGAATACATTTGTACTTACCACGAACCTCATAATCGTATGTTACTTTCTTTTCTAAAGCCATTTTTGACTCCTTTGTTTTATTTGTTCCACTTAATTATCCAATTAAGAATTATGTTGTAAAATATGTAATCTCTATGTTTATTTTTGTATCAGTATCAATATGTGCGGCTAAATCTGCACCATTACCAGTACCACCAGCTTCTCTAAGAATTAAAGTTGTCGTACCTGTCGAAACAAAGCAAATAGCATAGGTAGTAATAGCCCCATTAGCATTGTCTAAATAAACACCTCCAGCTCCTAATTCAGAAGTCTCGGTTGTATCAGCCGCCGCAAACGGCAGACCAGTAATACTTAAATCTCCACTTGGTGATGAAATTGCACTAACATTAAGCCTACCAGTAATATGCACGACTCTTCCAATTTTAGTATATGAAATTTGGTCATTTGAGGAGTGGATAGTAATAGTACCAGAACCAGCGGCTATCGCCACTGTGTCTAAGCCTTCTTCATAATCGTCAAGAGTGTTTACATCTGCACTTGCAATCTGAGTTCCAGCAAACGCAATACCAGCACAATGAACTCTTGCTCCACCATCTTGAGATGCAAAGACATTTATAACAGAAGCATTACCAAGTGTTACTGTATCGTCTCCTTGTCCTGTTGTGTTATATCCTATTACTGTTTGATTAGTACCAGTATTAGCCGATGGGTCTGTTGTACTACCTATAATCGTATTCTGACTACCTGATGTGATTACATTCCCAGCTTCAAATCCGAAACAAGTATTGTTGTCTGTAGTCGCATTATTTCCAGCACCTAAAGCATCATATCCAACGGCTGTATTCGCCAATGCACCAGATGGGATAGCATCTGCGGCGGCATAACCAACTGCCGTATTATATGAATTATCTGTACAGGCTTTTAAAGCTTGATAACCCACAGCAGTGTTCCCAGCACCAGTTGTGAGGGCTGTGAGAGATTGGTATCCAATCGCTACAGTCCCATCTTGCGTTGCCGCACCTTGAAATGAACTTGAGCCTATTGCGACACAATAATCAGCACCATTTATTGCCCCAGTACCAGACGCATAGCCAACAAAAGTATTATCTCTTTCAGCATCAAACCCATCGCCTACGACAGTTCCAATTAAAGTATTATTAACTCCAGATGTAACTGCCGCCCCAGCATTATAACCAACAGCAGTATTTCCAGTATCACCATCATTAGTAAGAGCTCCAAGTGCAGATGTACCTACTGCTGTATTGTAATCTGAAGTCTGATTAGCATCCATTGCTTGATACCCCACAGCCACGTTGCCAATGCCCGATGTGAGTGCGGCAAGGGCAGATGTTCCGATTCCAATCTGACCATCATAAGCATTACCACCACCAGTAACTGTAAGAGAATCCCCCGCTGATGAGCCGATAAAAATAGAGTGATTTGCAGTAGTAATTGAATCGCCAGCATTTACACCAACACAGACATTACTGCCTCCAGTAGTGACTGCTGTTAAAGTATTTTTACCTATTCCTGTGTTACCATTGTTTGCATTTCCATTAACACCTAATCCTGAATTTGCACCTATATATGTATTATTATCACCAGTGGTATTTTCACTACCAGCTAAACTCCCAAAGTAAGTATTGTGAGTTGCTCCACTTTCAATATCCTGTCCAGCTAAATACCCAAATATTGTCGTTGAAGTAACTGCACTAATATCATTATTCCCGAGCGAGATTCGGGAGTTGGCATCGACTAAAAGTTTAATCGAATTATTTACATATAATGATGTCTGAACATCAGTTTCAGCTCTAACTGCCCAGTTACCATCATCATCTAAAAAACCTATATTAGTAGCTTCTGCATAAATAGAACCATCCTTCGTTCCATCACTACCCGCAAAATCAACTTGTGAATGGGTCGACCCACCCGTAATAACCAAATTGACTGCACTACCAGATTTAATGCGTAGATGCTCTGATTGAGCCGCATTACCATCAGTTGTATAAAATACCATATCAGCACCATTCTCATCAGCCGCCCAAAGAGCATCTGTTACTGCTTCAATTCTTGCTCCAACTGTTATCGTATTGCTTGAATCTTCAGCACCACCAAATTCAATAACACCAAGTCTACTGCCTGACTGCATCAATGCACCATCATCAGATTGTAGTCTTAGAATACCACCTTGAGTAGATGAATCTGCTGTGGGGTTATCAATACAAATAGTGGTTGTTGATAGTTGCATTGCGAAGGTTGTGCCATTATCACCATCTTTTACTGGAACTAAAGTTGTTGTATTGCCGCCACCATCAGTATCTACATGAAGCAGTTGTTCATATGATGATGCAATAGTTTGTCCTGTTAATGTTGCCATAATATTATCCTATTCATTAAATTTTTATACTATATCTTCCCACTTCCGTTCCTCTCTTTCCCATACATCATTGAGATTCACAGAGTTCCATAGATCACGAGCCAACCTTGCGGTTTGTGTGATTACGGATTGAAGTTTTAATCTTAAACTAAGCATCAGCCTACATATGCTATACAAGCACCTGACGCTAATTGAAATCCCGTCCATCTACCGAAGATTGTCATTCCCTGGGGAAATGTTTCACCATCAATGGCCGCACCACCATTTGCATCAATCAATGTGCCTGTGCCAGCATCATCTGGAAATAATTGTTCCGTTTCTGCTATTAGACCACCTGATCCTGAAGCAAAAACTGTATCTTCTATGAATTGAATGGAATGGAATACCCCCGTTCCAGCACCGCAAGTAACTGCTGTTGTGCCTGTTACGAATATCGAGCCTGATTGTCCCATCGCTAAATTTTGCGCTTCTACTACCGCGTATTTGTTTGCCATCTTGTTTCTCCTTACTTATGCCTTACCGAGCCTGACTATTCTCATGGGCATCTTGGTTATTTAATTAATCTTTTTTCTTTTTTGCTTTCGGTTTCGGTGATCCATCTTCCTGGCATTCTTCGAATCTGCTTTTCAGAGATTTCAAATCATGATTTTGGGGATCATATTCAATTACCGATCCGTTTGGCTTTTTAAAGTATTTCATATATATCCTTAAAAAAGGGGGGAACGAGTCCCCCCGTTTTTATTTAGTTAGTGATTATGAAACATCCGATAGGATATAGACACCATAAGCATCTTTGATTTCAACTTCACCCCAGAATCCAACAGCAACATAAGCTGTATATCTTGCGGCTTCATTACGTTCTGTGCGGATGCGGAATAAACCTTCAGCACCTACACCAAGACCTAATGCACCTTTGCTCATAGCAAATCCAGCGGCATCACCACCTGATCCAACATTTTCATCAATCTGATCTGACCAGTAGATATTGAATCCAGCAATCGAACCAACGTAACCAGTTTGAAAGGCTTCTTCGCCTTTAGAACCCATTAGTGACATCGGTTTGGCATTGGAACCCGTTACTGCATCATCATGAAGCAGAGAGATAATTCCTTTTGAACCCCAAATTTGTTTTGGGCTTAAAACGAGCGAATATGGAGCGGGACTTCCAGCACTTTTCATTTGTCTAATTGATCCAAAGATATGGCTCAATGCAAGACTCGTACCAGCACCACATTCTGTTTGCGAAAATGATTTGCCAAGTTCTACAAGATCATCATCAAGTTTCGAGGCGACAGAATTTCCGAGTGCTGGGCCAGCATTAGAATCAACATTATCGCCTGATCCCATGAGTACCAAATCAGATACATCTGCTTCGATAACGTGTTCAGAGATCGTTGCAGTTCTTGCGGCTGATGTGATAGCAACAGCAGTTGTAGCGGTTGCCTGAGTAGCGGCAGTTACGTTGCCTGAAGTTAGTTTTGTCCAATCCGAGAACTGAACCGAGTTTGATCCTCTTGCGGCCTGTTTTACAGTCACAAGTGGAAACATCACATTCACATGATTGAATGCGATAACTGCATCACCGATTGTCTTTCCAAGACCACCAGCGGCAGTTGATGTGTTAGTTAAAGCCATTTTATTTTCCTTATAATGGTTTGTTTATTAATTATTTTTCATACGATTTCTTCATCGTTCCAGGGCCAAATCCACTAAAGACACCAATACTTCCAGGCTTCTTTCCCTTCCCAATCCTTTCACCACGTTCTTCATGGATGTCGAGATAATCATCATAACTTATTTTTTTATCCTTATAAGTACAATCAATATTCTCGCCACCATTCGATGTGATATGTTTAAGATCGTTATCAGGATCAAGTGCTTTTTTGAAAATATCAGTCGCCATAAGCTATCTTGATCTTACCACTTGTTTGAGGATCGTTGGCTTTCTTGTATCCTTTCGGATCAACAGCCGCCCATTCTTCAAACGTAGCATAACCGCCTGTAGAGGTTGCTTGTGAATTATCAACTGAAGCTGGTGAAGGCTTCGTATTGAACTTATCTACATGAAGTTCCAGCTTATCCAGGGGAAGTCCATCATAAACAGCACGATCATCTTCAGGCAGTTTCGATAGTAACGCATCTCTGCGTGTTGCCTGATATTCATCCCATGCTTTAGATTTCTTTTCAGAAGTTTCCAACCTTGCGTTCATGTCTGCCATTATCTTATCGTATTCGCCTTTTGATTCCATCTCTTTTAATTGCCTGGCTTCACTCTCGCCTTTGATCTTGTTCTTCAAAGATTCATAATCTGCTTTCATGGTGTTTTTTTCATCGACTAATTCCTTGAAACGTGCATAAGGTACTTGATCGATGGATTGCTTTGGTTCACTTGCAACTGTAGTGGATTCCTGTTTTACGTCTGGAATATCGACTTTTACTTCACTCATTTTTACCTCTTATTTTGAGTATTATGAAAATCATTTAATTCAAAGGGAGTATTTTTTTGATACTTCACTTGCTAATAAATCCCATTCTTTTGCTATTTCTGCACTATTTTCCCAATTTTTCAACTTCAATGAGTCTCGATATTTTTCGTAAGCGGATTCTAATAATTCCTTATCTTTACTTTTTAAAAATGAATCAACCGTCTCCAAGTCTTTTTTGATGCCACTCGGTATTGGTAAATTTCTATCTCTCGCCAGATTAGCTTCAGAAAAGTATTCCTGATAATTTGTTCTTGCATAGGGACTCACTTTTAACGCATCTGTTTTTTTGAACTTTGTAAATGATGGTTCTTTTTGTCTCGTGAGCCATAGAAAATTATTTAGCTTTGCGTGTCCAGCTTCATGGGTTGCAACATCGCCAATATTCCTTGCTAAATTAAATCCAGGCTTAGTAAACTTATCTTTAAACTTTATAAACTCTTCTGGTTTTAAATCCCATATTGGGCCAAATAAAGACAGTCTTTGGTTCTGCATCCTGTTTGGGATACCCATTTCTTTTGTTAGGTTAGTTACCCCAGCACTGTCACCAAAGTCCCCTATTTCTGCAACAACCTCATCCATTTTAACGCCCAAACGAGCCTTATTCCACGACAATAAATATTCATTAAGAGATTCTGTATTATTCTTATTCCTAAATTTTGACAAATCAGTCTTGGTTCTCACGCCAGGGTCTTTTGCCCTTACCATATTGGCCTCAACCCACTTTTCGGAATCGGATATTTTTTTATGTGTTCCAACCAATGACGGGCTTGTAACATCGATTATTTTCTTTTCCTTCACCAAAGGCTTATCAAGATTCTCACCCTTATAATTCTCGGGTAGTAATTGACATCTGCAATTTGTTGTGCATACACTAAAGCCAGATGCTGGTAGTCCAATAGTTTCAAAGTATTCCATTGTTCCTGTTTCGCCATGTCTTTCTTCACAATCAGGGCAAACCTTACCATCACCAACCGATACCCATTGAAACTGACTCACCCCAGCCTTAGTGAACTTCCCATTTGCACTTCCATTTGAAGATGCTTCCACACCATTCTTCACAGTATTCTTGAGCTTATTCCTGAATGATCCGAATAAAGGGCCACCAGTATTCAAGTCATTCAATAAGGTTTGACGTATTGCCGTGTCAGCCATACCAGCGGTTTTCATTGTTGTCACTAATTCCTGAATAGACAAAGCAGATTGTGCCGCTGATGCGGATATATGATTAGCCATTGTGATCTGTAGATCAGGCACGTTTAATCTCTCTCTCTATTTCGAGTTCCATCATCTTCACAATTCTTTTTTCTGCTTTCTTTGTAATTCCAAACCATTCACGAACAGGAAGATTCCCAGCACCAAATTGATGAAATCCACCAACATCAGACATGGTAACATCTTTACCTTTGTATGTCTGCTTTTCTCCAGGATGTACTACAACTTCCTGATTCATCTTGGTTGCTTTGTCAATTACGAGCTTTCTCATCTTTCCTGTATTAACTAATGTTTTACCGCTTGTTTTCTGTGATGGTATCATTGGGCCACTTACACCTTGACCTCTATCTAATCTTTTGAAATGATCTTCCTTGATTATTTGACCAGCAAGATTTAATTCTTTCGTTAAATCAAGATTGATCTTCTTTAGATCGAAATTCTTGGTCATTGTGATTGCTTGTTTAGCCACTTTTTTCTAATATCTTTTCAGCGAATTTCTCGCCCTGTTTAGCACCCATCTCTATCTCATCCATATGTTCATTCAAGAATGATAATCCAAGACTTAACAGATATGATTCTGGGTCTTTCATTAATTCATTTATTTTGATTGATGGCAATATACTCTCTGCATTTTGTATTACTTCATCTTGCAATTCATCTATCTTAGAGATGTGATTAAGAACTAATTGAGCCAAGACGTTTCAATCCTTCAAATATTGGTTGTTCTGGTACTACTGGTGCTTCTGCTTCTTGTTCTTCTTTTAATTCACCGAGCATTTCATCTAATTGTTCATCAGGAATATCTCGATTGAAGTACCTGATTAATTCTTTTTTACTCATTAGGTTGTTATCTAATTGGAATTGCAATCTATCCTTTTCTTCAGCCCAGGTAGTAGGAAATCCAGCTTCTGCGAAATCAACTGAATAAGATTCGGATAATGTTTTATTCTGATGTACTTGTAATATGGTGCGATCTATTTCATATCTTGAATGTTCCCATTCCTTGAATAGCGGTATGTCTGATTCTCTTGACTCCAAATTTTCCATGCTGAGAATTTTCAACGCTTCACCGCTCGGTGGCGTTCCGCCTTCACCCCATCTGATAGCAAGTGAATGATTCTGGCCCACCTGATTGATCATCATCTTTACGCTTTCGATCATGTCACGAATAGAACCCGTTGGCGATACATATTGAAGTGCGGCCCCTTCTGGAAGAGAAATCAGTCGCTCAATTCCAGCCTTCAGATTAGGAATCTCAGTATCTATCCCTGTGATAACTGGCTGACCTAATGCGAACCTTGTAGCTAATGCGATTTCAGTCATGGCTATACTCACTTGTAATCCAGCCCTTGCAACATCCATACTATCCGATGAGAATTCAACCTTGCTCAAAGGTATGATCGAATAAGGATTAATTAGGTCTGTATTGTCGCCTATCGGATTAACACGACCAACAGTATCAAAGGCGAAATGCAATCCAGGTTCACCATTTCTTGACTCACTCCAGAATACAAACTTCCGATCACCTTTTAAATCCTTACCTACCTCATAGCTTATACCATACGGTGTTGATTCACCATACAGATAATATTCTTTAGCATTGGTTACTATATCGTATTCAATCCGTTCATGCCGATCCGAATACTTACTACGGAAGTGGCACTTACCTATGAGCCATGCTATCTCTGCGAACTCTCTTGATTTACTATCGAGATGGTAAGCAATATCATTGTATTCATCTGCTGGTTCACCATTGATAAATCTCTCAGGTGGTGATTTAAATAACATCATCCTTGCCTTTGCAAATCTTGGTACAATACGCATACCGAATGGTGGCACTTGTTCTAATGATGATCCTGGAAACCATTGAGCCAGATGTGTATCTAATTTCTTATTGTAATAAAAATCAAGAGCAGTATCTTTCTCAGCAATCTCATCCTTTTTTAAATCGTTCTCGGCTCGTTGTACTGACTGCATGACTACATCCCTACCGAGTGAAGGAAGCATCACTTTATCGTGATAATTATATTCCATGATTTACCATTGTGAACTTGTTACCGATCTCTTAACCAAAGAATGTCTCAAGACAATATAATAACTACAAGCATCGAAGGCATGGCTGAGAGTTATATCTTTTAATTTTTCAATTTTTCCGTCCCTTGATCTTTGCACTTGTTCTAAATCTTTAATCAGGTATGTACATTTAGGATCAACCGTCATCCGTATCTTACCATTGGCATCAACAAGCATCCGATTCAATGCGTTGATTCTATCAATGATTGGTGGATTAACTTTCTTTGCAATCACGTTAAAACCATGATCAATCAATATCTGATGATCTGATTTATTTGAAGTAGTTGATCGTGCTGATCCCGTTGCATCTGGATATACATTTATTCCTGGTGCTATCTTCTTCATAGCTATGGCCAACTGTTCAGTATTAGAATTGGATTGTCTTATCTCATCGAAGTAATGTATAGAACCATCTGAATATGAACACCCAAGCACAGAAGTCATGTGCATTACATTAAAATCCATTCCCCAGAATAGATTGGCAGTTAATTCTTCAGCCTGTTTCACATGAATCTTACGATCAAAGTTGTATGCGGCACGGCTTCCTGAACTCACGAAATCAGCAAGGAATTCAGTCTTGTAGGTATGTTCATCCATTGTTGCCTTTGCTCTTTCGATCTCTTCCTTTGGTACAAAGCCACCTTCTTCTGTAGTGAACTGCCACGACTTCCAATCAGGATCACTCTGGCCCCGTAAGTAATAATCATATAGATGATCAAATGAATTAGGTGTACCAATGAATAATGCTTCACCTTGTGTTGTTGTCAGCATCGGATATATAATTTCTTCATAGACATGAGGTTTGATGTAGGCAAATTCTTCCATGCAAACCATATCAATTCCGCTTCCTCTCAAGTTATTCTCTTGTTCAGAACCTTTAAGAGCAATCTCGGAATCATTCGGTAACTTGATAGATAGTTCTGTTTCGTTAATCACAGCACCCTCGTATTGTCGCATCAACGATCTTAGTATCGGCCATGTCGTTGTTTTCAGTTGCCTGTAAGTTGGCCCTACTATCCATCTACGTTCCCCAGGTTGTATTTCTTTTGTTAATAGCCACATCAGGCTGAGATAAGATTTTCCCCATCTTCTTCCAGCTACCACCACTTTGAATCGATGTGGATCGAGAATGATACTCTTGCGTAAGTCGTTGGCTTTCCAATTATTAGTCAAAACTCATGATCTTGATTGGTTCAGTCTTGTTGATTACTTCTTTGAATTCTTTAGCCTTACCTTCTGATCTATCAGATAGATATGATACAGCACCGAGGCTTCCGTTCATCGCCAGGCTATATACTTTGCGTATCATCCGTTCTTTGTTTGTCTTGCCATCAACATCTTCTTCTTCAAATACTTTATTGATTATATCAGCCAATGCACCTCGCCTTCCATTAGGATTAGCGTTGTTTCCAGGCTTGAATTGCACACCAGCAGAATTACCTTTGGCAAATTGCCCATTAGCCCGTCGATTTTCCGTCGTTTTACTCATCGACTAAAGCACAATAGATTTGTTTATTTTATCCATAAGATTTTTAATAGGCTCTCGAGAACCATACCCGTCATTCCTGTCTTTCGCCCACCATACGATTATTCATTGGCGAGTAGGGGAACGGATCACCCCTCTACTTATATAGGGGCAATCACAACCTAATTATACGTTATTTTGGATGATTTCACAGGCTTTATGGAAGATTTTGGATGCGTTTTGTTGCGTGTAACCGTTTAATTTTCCTATAGTTGTGAATGAATATCCCTGTACAATATGAAAAAATAATATTTGTTTCTGTTCGGTTGTGAAATTCTGCCATTTTTGTTCAATCGTTTTACAATATCTCATTTCATCCCTATCAAAATCATCCCTGGCAAATAGATATTCTACTGCTATTTTTGTTACATTTAATCTGTTTACTGCTTTCTTGGCTAAATCTGCCGCTTCTTCAAATTCATAGCCGTTATTGTCTGGTATTTCCATAGTATGTGTTCATCGTAATATGTTATAGATTGTTTCGATCATTCGATGTTTTGCGATTTTACCTGATTCACCTTCTTTCAGTATCCTTTCAGTCATGGCGATTTGTATCCGCATTTTGTTTGTTTCTTCTTTTAAGAATATTATTTCACCTTCCGCTTCTGATATCGCAATATTCTGTTCACCAACTTTATTTTTCAGTTCTTTTATTTTAGTTATGAATGGAATCTTCATTTGTTCTTATGATCCTTAATAGCAAAGAATGCTAATGTCAAAAAGAATACAAAGATGGAAGCACCCAACATAAACCATCCCAGCATAAACGCTTCTACAATCCATTCAGTTATTTCAAGTATTATCATTTTTTGCCTCCAGCTTCTTTTCGATTCTATTTAATCTGATGATGATTGAGATGAACATCAACAGCATAAATAATACAAAAGCTTCCCAACCTAATACAAATGTTAGATTTTCATTGAAAAGTGAATTAAAATAGTGTTTCATATCTGATCTCCTTGTTTATAAAATGCAACCTTTAGATTTCCAAAAATTCTCTACACGTTCTATAAAATCTAACAACTTTATTTGTTGATCCAATAGTCTATGCCATTGAAGTTTTGGTAATTTCATAGAACCCCATTTAAAATTAGCATAATAATCATCAACATAGCATTCATCAGCTTGAATATCTTCTTCTGATGGAGTATCATGCCTAAATACAACAGTACATATTGGTTTTTTA